CTCCATTGGATTTTGTAGCCGCCTGGAGACTTCCAGATTCCTAAGCGCCTCTTCTCTTTGAGAATCGCAAGAATCCTTGCCCTGTTCTTCCGGTAGTATTTTTTGTTGCTCGCCGCGATGCGTTGAGCGTTGTTCTTGCGATGCCTGACATCCAAAACGCTCCGCCTGCATTTGAGACATCGCCGTCCACCGTACAGGTTTCCTTGGACAAGGGGATGACCCCTAATGCAGTTCTTTTTCCTAGCGTTGATGGCACCGATCCCATTGCCGCGCATAATGTTTTCGAGCTGAGTCACGGCCTCCAAATGATCCGGGTTCACGCAAATGCGGTTGCGGCAGAGGTGATCGATTTCCAGATTCTCAGGTACGGGATCTCCATTTGCGATCTCGTAGGAGATCCTATGCGCGGCAAATCTCGTGTGGATTTTCCAGGGACCGCCACAATGGAATTGGCCGTACCCATTAGCGTCTTTGGGTCCATCCCATATCCAGCACGAGTCGGTTTTTCTGATTCTAGAGAAAAACTTTTCGGATGTTGTCCGCGATTCTCTTCCCCAATTTCGTGGCACTATCATTGTCCACTTCCTGTCGTGCAGGCCACTCCCGCCCCGTACTGCCGACATTGATTGCCGGTGCCGGTGCAACTGACCCAGGACGGCCCGGTGCAACTTTTGTAATCGGAGCCAGCACGACAGATTATGTTGCGAGTGCCGTCGGTACATCCCGTGCAGGGCTGGTCCACGAGCGTCTTACAGGATGACTCCGGAGCCACCGAAGGATGGCCAGTTCCGAATCCCTGTGAGAGAAAAAACGACAGAGCGATGAGTAGCTTCATTGGGTTCCTTTCACTAATTGGGACACCTTTGAATTCCACGCCTCGAACAAATCTTTACCTGGTTGCCCTACGATGTCCGGCAACCGCTCATCGAATTCCCCGCGACCGTATTGCCCATCGACGATCCCCGTCGTGCGGCAGTAGGTGGGAAGCATTCCATCGGGATAAAATATCCAGTAGACCCCTTCAGCGAATCGCCCGTGATAGGCATCAATCCCTAATTCGCGGCTCTCGTGGAGCGCGACTTTGCTCTTAGTGAAGATCGAGAAACGCCAAGCGTTTCCTTCAGAGTCCCGCGAAGCACCGATCTCTACTGAGTATCCATGCCGAACCGCTCCGTTTGAAACCCAAGGCGACTTATCCGGGGCAATCTCCAGACGCACGGAATACTCGCGCAGTTCAACCCCGCCGCGCTCAAACTTCTCCCGGCCCACGAGAAGGTAGGCACTCATGCCTTGGGGCATCGTGATCGGGAACGCGGTCGCTTGATCGTCCCAGTATTCCAAATCTGGCTTATCAACCTCATCCCCCAGGATTGCCAGCGTTTGCTGGAGGATTGCCTCAGGGTCAACCACGCCGAGTACGGTCTCTTCGAGGGAGAGTTCGAGCTGCTGGCGAGCCGAAGATGACGCACCGCTCGGCAAAGGATCTTCCCCCGTTGCGCCAAGTCCAACCGGATTGCTCCGATCCTTAGCAGCGGGTCCGCTCGTAATCGGACTGGACTGAATTCCGGGCACCGATCCTTTTCCTAGGAGTAAATCCGAACGATGCGCCAATTCTTCCGATTCGTTTCGATGCGGAAGTGGAAACAAAAGGACGGCCACAAGAGCCAATCCAGCAACCGTCGCTAGATAGGCGGCGAGTTTCATTTCTTCCTCCACTTCGAAATCGGGTGCCGGTGTCCGGAGACCTGAGCCGTCTTCGCGTATCCCACTTGAATAATCAATCCGGATCGGGCGGCGTTCCTGAGAACCCCGCCCATCGCTCGTGGTTCCCGAGGACGGAAGGTAGTCCAATCCTTATCCAACTCGATCCAGATATCGTCCACCGTGAACTCCTCGCCTCGATTCGCAACGCGCCAGAGCGCAGCGTGAGCCTTCTCCTTCCAGATTTCGAGTGCGCTCTCGTAGGATCGGTCGATCCCTACCTGAGCCGCAGCCGCCGACTTCTCGAAGTTGAATTCTGGATTCATTGTCCTCGCACCGCCATCGTCTCTTCCGCGTAGAACTCCACCCCCGGAACCGCCGCAGTTTCCCGCATGGATCTCGCATACGCGCCGAGCTTCTTCTCATCGACGCAAAGGAATTGGGCCGGGATCTTCGCGGCATCGACGATCCGGAACTTCCAAACCTTTCTCGTACTGATCCCGTCCGTCTGCGGAATGTCCGGCTGGACGATTACCGAAGGGACGACGACCTCCTCCTGCATGACGGCGTCGGCACCTTCCTTATCGCCGGTCTCTTCAAGACGAATCGCCGTAGCGAGTTTCTCCTCTTCCTCTTTCTTGCGGAGGGATTCCCGCAACTGAGATTCCCGTTCATCGGCGATTCGCTTCTGCTCGTTCTGGTAAGAGATCATCCGGCCTTTGAGATCCCGCTCGACCGTATCGAGGCGGTCCGTGAATTGCCGTTTCAGGGCGACCATCTTCCGGTGTGATTCGTACGCGGCCTTTACCGCCGGATCGAACATCTCATCGACTTGTTTGCGGACCCCCTTGATATCGACGAGACGAGCCGCCGCCGTTCCGTAGGAATCAGAATCGTGTATGAGTATTGATCTCGTAGACCGCGCCTGGATCTCGATTCGTTGCTCGATCTCCGTTACCTTGCCTTGTTCGATCATCGATCTATCTCCTTTTTTTTAGGGTGTCTGGATTAGGGTTTTCGTCTAGTCGGGTCGGGCCTTCCGCTCTGCATCTGGCAACCCCCCACCGATCCAGGGCCTTGCAAGGCAATCCAGACACTATTTTTTTCAACACTTACTCTCTGCCTTCCAAAACAAACCTCGTTCGATTCGCCATGCCGCAAGAGAAACCGCGCTCTTGAAGATCGTGAGATCCCGGACGAGATCGTCCCGCCGTGCGCCTTGTCTTCGGATCTTGGGGACTCCAGTATCGTCCAGGTAGACGAGAAACCGTTCGACCTGATTCCGGTCGATAATCGATACATCGAATTCGGTATCAAGCTGGAATCCGTAGGCGTACGCGCCGACCTGAATGTAGTGACCGTCTTCTTCCTTCCCCGTCTTGATTTCGATGATCGCCGGACAGATGCGGCCTTTCCTCCAAGCGATCCGGTCAGCGGTCCAGCCGAAGCCGACCTCTTCGCAGAGCATTGGGCGCTCGATAGCAATCCAATCCTTGATTCCGATCTCTACCTTCGCCCGGTCCCAGGCATGGAGATAGGGCTTCATCTCTTCGCCCGGTTCGTTCTTTACCCGCTCGGGCGCATCGGCCCAAACGGTTGCCTCGTGAACGGCAGTCCCACATTCGGTAGAAGCAAACTCGTAATCCGGGAGAAGCCCGTTCGCGCCGATGATCTGGGTGACCGACGGAATGCGCCGGTCTCCCTTCCAGTAGGTATGAGAATCGGCTTCGAACCGAAAGCTACTCGATGACATGGACGGCCTCGGCGAACGGCTTCCCGGACTTTACTTCGTTATAGATCGCCCAAAGGCCCTGGATTTCGGAATCGGCCAACGCATAGATCGCTTTCCCGAGATACTCCTCGACGGTAGCGGCCTTCACCCCGAGTTTGTAGAAGGCACCTATCAGTTTGTTCTCGTCCTCGGTGAGCCATTTCTCGCGGACCTTCCGGAGCCAGACGAAGAGGAACTTCTTCTCTCTCCCGGCTTCAGCGGCGCGGGTGATCGACCGGATAGCCTTCTCCTCGGAATCGTCCGTCCAGACCTTGCCGTTCTTGTCCGTGTTCTGGGTAGCGGCGGTCCAGAACTCCTTCTCCGTTGCCTTTTCGTCCTCGCGGACAACCGCTTCCCGGAGCCGGAGAATCGAGTCCCAGGCGAGTTGCTCGTCCTCTGATAGCGGGAGACCGCCTTCCGGTTGACCCGGCCCGTCCTGGGCTGGCTCCGCTGGCGCATCCTTGACGGGCGTAGCTTTCGGCTCTGGCTTAGGGGTAGAAGACTTCGTCGCGGCGTTCGTCGATCCTGGGGCATCCTGGCGCGTCGGTTTCGGGGCCGGAGCCGCCGGAACTGGTTCCCCCATATCCTCTACGTCGTCCTGGGTAAAAATGTCCGAAGCCGCTGTCGCCGTTAGGATTGCGTCAACCAAGGCCCGCTTCTTCGCCATCTTCAGAACCGTATTTTCCAGATCGGCCCCGTTGCGGCGGATCTGGAGAACCTTCTTCGGGGATCCGTAGGCGTTCGCGGCCTTGTCCCAATTGCCCTTCTGGAACTTTACCCGCCGTTCCCGTTCGAGCTTCGAGTCCCATTCCTCCTGGCAGACGGCCGCTTGCCATGCGTATTTTTCCTCTACCGTAGATGCCGTCCCTACCCCCTGGCCGACCTCTTGGCCGGTCGGGATATGGACGAGCTTGCAGAGAACGCGGTAGCGGATCTCCGAATCGTCGCGGAATTCCTCTACGACCATTTCGTTTCGAAGACGGAAGGTAAGGCAGAGCTTCTCGGCTCCGGCCTTCAAGAGCGTAGGCTTATCGCCGCATCCGGGGACCACGCCATAGTGGACGTCCCGCTGCATCACTCTGGCCATCACCTCTTGGATCAAATTCACCTGGCGGCGAACATCGATGGCAGAGAGGACGAGAGCTTCCGGGCGTTCCGATACCGCGACCAATTCCTGATTCATGGGGATCTCCTTTTTTTTGTTCGGCTCTAAAGCCGAGAAATTCCAAACGCGAGAATGAGAATCACTCCGAGAAAGACGACGACGGTCAGCGTAAGATCAAAATCCGCCGCCTTGCGGTAGTCCTTGGATGAGGCGAATCCGGATTCCTTCGCTTCGCAGTCCGTACAAACGCAGTTCGTTTCTTCGGGATTCATTTCTCGAACTCCTTTTTCGAGAGCCGTTCCAGAGCGGCCATGACCTTCGCCGGGTCGAACCGGAACGTCTTGTATCCCGCCTTGATCGCGGGAATCTTCCCGTCCCGTGCCCAGGCGCTAACCGTCTTCGGAGAGAGCGAGAGCATCTTTGCCATCTCCGTCGCGTTCACAAGCATCTTCAGCATCATCGCGTTTCCTTTCGATTGAGGCGGAATAATAATCCGGCTTCGTCCAGATTGGAACATCAATCTTCCGAACATTCGTAGCACTTCGTCCAGGTCTGAGTATGTCCTCGGTACGGATCGAACCCGTCCGAGTAATGTCCTCTCTCTCCGTGGCAGCCATCGGGATCGGGACATGGACAGGAATCCGATTCGCAGGATTCACACCATCGCTCTCCCTCTTCGGTCTCAGCGCCGATGAATCGAACCGCGTTAGCGAAGACCTTCTCTTTCGCGGCTACCTCCGCTTCGAGAAATCCCTCAGCTTCGATCTTGATCGTCCGGCCCTCGAACTTGAACGAGTAGGTTTTCATTTCCCGTCTCCAAACACGACCGAGTTAATTCTCTCTCCCATGCGTTGCAGTCGGACCCGCGTCTAGGGATCAACCGGATTCTCCGGCTTCTCGGGCCGAAGGTTGTACCAATGGAATTCCCGGATCGGCATCGAGTAGGACTTCCCCGTTCGGAGGAGCTTCACCCAAAGGTATCGGACGCGGTGGCCCATCGAACGGATGACCTCGAATTCATCCCCGCGCTGGAAAGGTCCTCCGATAAAGGTTCCCTCGGCGCAGCACCATACCCGCATACCAGCTTGAAGCGTCCGCATCCTGGCCCGAGCCTCGACGAGGGCGGCTTCATATTGCCGTTTGCCGATTAGCCGGACCCGCTCGTTGATGTACCGCCTCAGATCGTGCAGATCCCGAGTTTCGGATATCCGCGAGATCGCCATCTTCGCTTTCGTAATTGCGTTCATGCCGTCCTCGCTTTCTGTTCTTCGAGAGTTTTCCTCGCGCAGTTTTCCCCGAAAGGGAAAAGGCCACGACTCTCTTCCTCGGGAAAGCGCGATACCAAGGGATCTTTGAACCCTCTCCCAGCGTTCGAAAGTTCCAGCCAGAAAAATTCATCTATCAACTTAAGACCACAACGAACACAAAAGTCTCCGTCCATACGAAAGTAATTCTTGTGGATTCTCCCATCCCAAATCTTCGGGCCTGTTGGGCGAACGATTCCGTTTCCCTCTACGATTTCCTGAACTCTTTGTCGTAAGCTCATCGGCCCCAACCTCCTTTCAGTTCCTTGTTGATCGCCGCGACGACTCGTACCCTCGCCTCTCGAATCGCTTGGATGCGGTCGTAGAGGCCCGCGTTCTCCTTCTCCATCTCTCCAAGCTCGAAGATCACAATGCGCTTCGCCGCTCGGAGCGTTGCGTTACTTACCGTCTTCGGACTCTGCACTTGATTCTCCTTTCTGCCCCGACTTCGGACGGGGCGCTGCGGTTTAACCGGGCCTCTCGGCCCGGCCCGTCACCTTAGTTCGCCCCGACAATCTGCGAGGCCAGTTCGAAGGCCCGATCCTTGAAGCGACGGCCCTCGGAGAAGAGAACGAAGTTGGCTCGATCCTTCGTCCGCTGTCCGAGAAAGAAATCGGCGAACTCGGTCGCCGCGTTGTATGCGCCCCAAACGGTTCCCCGAACGCCGGGGATATTCGCGCCCCGCCCCGCCTCGTGAAGCTCGGCAAGTTTCGCCCGCTTCGCCTGGGCGATCTCCGGGAGGCGACCGCGCATGAGGATCGGATCGGGAACAAGTTCCCGGAAGAAGTCGCCGATCTCCTGCGAGTTGAGCGGCTCGTTCAGGAAGCGGCGGAACATCTCCCCGGTCGATTCGAATGTCTTCCTGGCGACTCCGATGATGGCCTTCGCCTGATCGAATCTCTTCGAGTAGTCCCCTAGATGCGGGATGCGGATCGAGTCTCCGCGCCCGAGGGAAGCGCGTAGCGTATTCGCGCAGACGACTCGGATCGGAGTCGCCTGAACATGGATGGAGAGTGATCCGTCGTGGCCGTTGCAGAGAAGCAGATAGGGCTTCACCAGATCACCGGGAGTTACCTCGATCTCCGCGCCCGTAAGCGTAGCGAGAACCCAAATCCTCTTCCCGCCCCGGAGAGATCCCGCCGTCTCGTAGGTCGCCTCGCCCGCTTCTACCAGAGGATCGAAGAAGGCGAACGCCTCGGTATTTTGCAGCGGCGTATAGGAATCGGTCTGGACGGAGAGAACCTTCCCGTCCCGGTCGCGGGTGAGGAGCTTGTATCCCTTGACCTCTTCGACGGCTTCCTCGGGCCGATGCCGAGCGAAGAGGGGCTGCTCCAGGACGGACCAATCGAGGCCCGCCTTGATAATCGCCTCGCGGCTGTTCGGCGGATTGTCGAGAACCACGCCGAGCTTGTGCCACGGCTCCTGCCGGACGGAGAATATCGTATCGTCGCCTTCAAGTTCGTGAGCCATTTTCGAATCTCCTTTGTTTATTGCCTCGTTCGTACTTCCTAAGTATATACGATTACGAGCGATTAGGTACGATAATTCCTAACATTTTTCCTTGTCTCTAATGCTTCGAGGTCAATAGACTTAGAGCCATGAGCGAAAAACTCTCCGTAGAAATCGTTCCCATGCTCTCCCTCTCTCCAGATCCCGCTAACCCTAGAAAGCATTCCGATGCGAACCTTGCGGCGATCCGTGGATCTCTCCAGAGATTCGGACAGCAGAAGCCGATTGTCGTTTCTCCCGAAGGGGTAATTCTTGCTGGGAATGGAACCTGGGAAGCGGCGCGACAGCTTGGCTGGACCGAGATCGCTATCGTTCGGTCTGTTCTCGCAGGAAGCGAGGCGACCGCGTTTCGAATCGCAGATAACCGAAGTGCGGAGCTTGCGGGATGGGATTATGAAGTCTTAACGCAACTGCTTCGCTCTCTCGACGAAGAGGGTGCGGAGATTGGCGATCTAGGCTGGGAAGATAACGAACTCCAGGCACTTCTCCAGGCGCAGTACGGGGAGAACCCCGGCGGACTCTGGAACGGGATGCCTGAGTTTAAGCAGGAAGATAAAACGGCGTACCGAGATATTATCGTTCACCTTGTAGACGAAGCGGCGGTGGAAAAGTTCCAGGCTCTAGTCGGGCAGAGCCTTACGCCGGATACGAAATTCATCTGGTTCCCGCCGCAGCCGAACGCTCCGCTCGTCGATAAGAATTACTCCCAGGCATGAATCCGCAGTTCCCGATCTATATCGTCTCGAAGGGCCGAGCCGATTCGCGCCTTACGAGCCGGACCCTCGAAGCAATCGGATGCCCGTACTTCATCGTCGTCGAGGAGCAGGAATTCCCGGCATACTCGGCCGTGATCGATCCGAAGAAGATTCTGATCCTCGATAAGAAATACCAGCGCGAGTACGAGACTTGCGACGATCTCGGAGAGACGAAGGGAAAAGGCCCCGGCGCGGCTCGAAACTTCGCCTGGGATCACGCCATCGCCTCGGGAGCTTCTTGGCATTGGGTGATGGACGACAATATTCGCGGCTTCTTCCGGCTGAACCGGAATATGAAAATACCCGCCGGGGACGGAACGATTCTCCGCTGCATGGAGGACTTCGCCTTACGGTTCAAGAATGTCGCGATGGCCGGCCCTAACTATTTCATGTTCGCTTCCCGTAAGTCGAAGATGCCGCCGCTCTCCCTAAATACGAGAATCTATTCCTGCAATCTAATCCGAAACGATACGCCGTTTCGCTGGCGAGGACGCTACAACGAGGATACCGACCTATCGCTTCGGATGCTTAAGGCGGGCTGGTGTACGGTCCAATTCAACGCCTTCCTGCAATACAAGATGCCGACGCAAACGATCAAGGGCGGGAATACGAAAGAGTTCTACGCGAAGGAAGGTACGATGGCGAAGTCTCGGATGCAGACCGCGCTTCACCCGGACTGTTCCCGACTCGTTTGGAAATTCGGTCGCTGGCACCACCAGGTCGACTACTCGCAGTTCCAGAGAAATCGACTCGTCTACCGTGACGACTATAAGCCGAAAGACGGGATCGATAACTACGGGATGGAATTGAAGCCGGAACGCGCCCCGTACTTCGTTCGGGGGAATCCAAACGCGGTCTATCTTCCCCGAAAAGGTTCCTAGATTTTTTGTTTCCAATGCTCCTGGGGTCACTTTAGAGTCTCCGACAGCGATGGATACAGAACATATTTTAGGACTCCCCCTCTTCCCGAGAATTCCATCAGCGCGTTCTGCGCGGCTGTTATTCATCGCAACGGGTTGGGGGGGATCTTTCCTTCCGGGGACTCCGTGAAGTGGTTCAAGCACCAATCCGATGCCCTTGACGACTCTTTCATCGGGGTGCTGATGGATGAGTTCGGGGCTTCTGGATATCTGGTCTGGTTCGGAATGCTCGAATTGATCGCCCACGAAAACGGGAAAAACCTTACCGGGAAAGCCTCTTTTGACCGCCGCTTTGTCGTGCGGAAACTCCGTACGAAGTGGCCAAGATGTCGGCAGATTCTCGGTAGGATCTCCGATCTTGGCAGGATCTCATGGGCAGAAACCGGGAACAATCTGACATTTGATTGTCCTAAACTCTTATCAATGCAAGATAACTACTCCAAGAACTTGCAAGCGACTAGAAACAAAGTTTCTTCCCAAGAGGGAGAGGAAGAGATAGAGGGAGAGAAAGAGAAAGATACCCCTATAGTCCCCAAGGGGACTTCTCGAATCTCTCCGATTTCCTACTCGAAGGAATTCATGGATTTCTGGAACGCGTGGCCCGCCGGGTACAAGGCCGGGAAAGACGCAGCGACGAAGGCATTCGAACGGGCAAAGCAGCGATCCGGCCTGAATGGAAAATTCATCGAAGTCATCATATTGGCCATCGAGAAGCAGAAGGGTTCCCGGAAATGGCAGGAGGGGTATATCAAGAACCCGGCGACCTGGCTGAACCAGGGATGCTGGAACGACGAGATCGAGGGATCGAAGACCGGCGATCCGGTAGACGAGGCAATCGAGAAGTGGGCGCGTGACGGAATGACCGATGAGGAATACGCGAAGGCGAAAGAGCAATCTAGGAAGGGCGCAAAATGAACCGGATTGATTTTAGCGACGTACTTCGAAAGATGCGGGCGAGCTTCGAGCGCGTTGATCGCTGGTTCTCCGCAGCCGAGAAAGGCAAGCGCGAGGACGCAATCGCAGCCGCCTGGTACGAGTTGCTAAAGGCGAGCAAACGCGAAGATGTAATGCAAGCAATCGACATTCTCTTCGCGGACGATAACCGCCCGAAGGTAGCGGAAGATTATCCGCTTCGAATTCGAAAGCTGGCGCGGGAAATCGAAGCGAAGCGTCCGCGACCGAAAGGGCCGGACGGGGAACCAACCTACTCGTGTCCCGATTGCCTTGGAGGTCCTTGGATCTCGGTCTTCTTGGACGGCACCGCTTGGGGCCGAAAGGCGGTAGAACACTATGGACCAAAGGCGCGGTTGATGACCGTCTCGGTTCGATGCGGCAAATGCCGAAACAACAGTTTGGACGTAGAGATTTACAATCCAGAAACGATGGTCAAATACGACGTTTTCGAATACTCCAGACGATCAAAAGAGCGAGCGATTCTTAACGAGATCGCCCCGGAATCAAAACGCGATTCGATGTCTCGGGAAGATTGGGGACGCGCCATTGAGAAGGCTGGAATCGTTCAGTCGAAATCTATTCCCACAACCACGCAGGCAGTCCTCACCGCAGAGGACGACGAAGAACGAAAAGCGATTCAGGAGGAAGGAGAGAACTACGTTGTGTAACCGATCCGGAGTATCCGGTTTTGATTGTACCCACGCCGTGATATTTTTCGTCAACACCTTTCTCGGATTTATTCCAGATGAAGAGAGAAAATAGAAACTTCCTCGAAGCTCTCGTCGTCTGCGCCGTCTTCCTCGCGTTCTGGTTGGCGTTCGTTTTTCTTACCGCCGGTGTCGTTCGTTTCGTTTGGAAGGGAGGAGATTGAAATGCGATTCGAGATTTTCCCGATCTTCAAGATGGACGGTTCGAAGGAATGGGCGTATCGCCTTGTCGGGCGAAACGGGGAAATCGTCATGTCCGCCGAGGGACATAAGAACAAGGCGGACTGCTACTCGATTATCAAAAGCATCAGATGGAACGCTCTCTTTGCCAAGGTGACGGAAGTCCTGAAGTGACGACGCCGACGAACAGGGCTCTCGATCTCTACCGATCATTCGGGTACATCGGGGACGAAGTGGAGCGGCGCTACAAGTTCGGGAAGGTAGCCTTCAAGCGGGACTTCCTAGGGATCGGGGACGCGATTCTATTCCACGAGAAGTATCCACCGATCATCCTCCAGGCGACGGAGGACAAATCCACCAAGGCCCCGCGATTGAATCACGATGCACGGTTGAGGAAGATTCACGATAGCCCGTTCATACGGGCGCTATCCAAGTGCGATCTCCGCATCCACGTCGTTTCCTGGTCGCAGACTTCCCGAAGAATTACTTCGCTGACTTTCGGCAATAGCGAGATCCTCGAACAGGAGATCGATCTCCCCAACGGAGACGTGCAATGACCACGCTGACGACATTGGATATCTTCCTGATCTGTCTCTTCCTCTCCGCGCTTCCCGTGATCGCGTTCTGGTTGTTGATTAACAAAACGCATAGGGACAAGTAGGATGCAGCACGGCATGGTGATCGCAAAGTTGATCGGCGGTCCGTTCGACGGGGAGACCTGTGATCTAGAGAACGCTACCTACCTAGAACCGGAGATCCGCCTGCGAACGAAAGTGAAAGACTTCGCCGCGTACGAGAAAATCGCAAAGAATCGGCGCTATCCTCTCTCGTTCGAGAAGGTCGCCTACGGAATCGCCGTCTATCGAATCCTCGGGAAAGACTGCTATGGATACGTTAGGACCGAGGCGCAGAAATGAGCGACGAACAACCGACGAACGGGAATGGAAATGGAAACGGGAAGCCCGAGGAACCGCGCCGCCCAATCGCTACCCGTTCAAAGGAACCCACAGAGAAGAATCTCGAACGGGCAGAGTTCCTCTGGCGATTGGTTGTCTGCGGCGCGCCTCCATCGAAGGCCATCGGCGCTCTCATGCAGCGCGATGGACTCGGGGAACGGCACTCGTGGGAAATCTGGCGCATCGCCAAGGCGCGATGGAAGACGGAGCGCCAGGTAGAACGCGGCCCCGCTCTCGCAATCGTTTGGCACCAAGCGCAGGATCATTTCCTTCGTCTCGCCAAAAAGATCGAAGAGAATCCGCAGAATCAGGGCTGGTATCGGCTACTCATTCAGCAGTTGGGCGTCCTCACCGAGTTGGCAAAAGCCGCCGGTCCCGATACGCTGGACATCAACATCAATGCGAAAGTCGAAACCAGGCAGGAGACAATCGTTCGCGTCGGGGCGATGCTGAAGGAGATGAACTCCGATGAGCGACGAATCGCTACCCGCGTCATGGCCGGACTCCTCACCCCACCCGCAGGAGTTGGGCATAGCTTGCCTGATCTGGGGACCGGAGGAGTGGACGCGGCGGAACCGACCGGAAATTGATTTATCCGGAGCGCGCTCGTACCTGGGGGAACCGCTTAACGATATCCATTCCGCACGCTCCTGCATCAAGAAGGGCGTCCAGGTCGGAGCGACGGAATCGATAGCCGTCTCTCGCGCCCTGCATTTCGTCGATTGCTGGCGGGGGGACGTTCTCTACCTGTTCCCCACTTCCCAGGTCGCCTCGGAGTTTTCCGCCGGTCGTTTCGATCCGATCCTAGCGCGTAGCGAATACCTCCGCTCGATCTTCACGGACATCGATTCCGTGCATCACAAGAGAGCGGGAAATACGAACTTCTATTGCCGGGGATCGAATTCGGAAGCTCAGTTGGTCTCTATCCCGATCTCGTTCCTGATCGTGGACGAGTTTGATCGGATGGACCTGAACAACCTCTCGCTGGCCCGCGACCGATTGGAAGGGCAGAAGATCCGAATGGAATTGGATATCTCTACACCTACTCACGCCGGGATGGGAATCGATCTGGAATACGCCAATTCCGATCAGAAACGGTATCTCCTCGAATGCCCAAACTGCAAAGAGCGACTTCCCGTTTCCTGGAACTCGATTTTCTTCGCAGGTGACGACGCCTCCACCGCGTCCTGGCGTTGCGCCTCTTGCGGGATGCCGTGGACGCAAGAGGAGAAGATCGCCCTGCAATCGAAAGGCGTTTGGGTTGCCGGGAATCCCGGGTCTACGTTCTCCGGGTTCCAAATCCCCGGACTCTTGAACCCCATGCGTTCCGCGCCCGATTTCGTTCGCCGCTATTTGGAATCCCGTACCTCGGAAACGCAGACGCAGATATTCCACAACTCCGTTCTCGGGGAAGCGTACTCTCCGGAAGGCAGTCGCGTTACGGACGATCTAATCCTCGCCGCGCAAACAGCTTCTCCGTATCCGTCCGAGAGAACTGGAAAGGACGTAGCGGTCGGCGTAGACGTCGGCGCGGTCCAGCACGTCGCTATCATGCAGATCGAAGCCGAAGGGAAGATCAAGCTCCTGCGCGCCTTTACCGTGCCGACTCTCGAATCTCTTCCCGACGCGCTGAAGCCCTACTCGCCCGCCTGTATCGTGATCGATTCCATGCCGGAGAGACAAAAGGCGAAAGAGATCCAAGCCAGATTCAATCGTGCCCGATGGCAATCTTGCTGGCTCGCGCTCTATCCGGAGATGAAAGATTCGATCCGTTGGAACAAGCAACTCGGGATGGTCGACATCCACCGGACCGAGATACTAGATGAAGTAGTCGGCCTCTTCCGAACACAATCCATACGATTGCCCATTGACACATCGGAGGAATTCAAGGCACACTTACGCGCATCCGTCCGGGTCAACGAACCCGACCCCCGGACGGGAAACATGATTGGGCGATGGCGGGAGTCGGGTCCAGACCATTTCGCCCACGCCCTAGCCTACGCGGTGGCGGCAAGTAAGCGCGCCAGGGCTTCGGCGGCTCCGATCAAGATCGAGTGGCTTTAGGGAGAGCGGATGGCGGGATTGATCGGGCGGCTTAAGGCCGCGTTGTTTCCAAACGGCAAAGTCGTCGAAAAACAAGGCGTCGTCGTCTCCCCTGGACTCACCGCGCAATTCTGGCAACCCCCGCGCCTAGCGAACGCGCAAGACCAGGCGATGCAGAAACCGTACGAGCATCATGCCTGGGTTTACGCCGCCATTACCGCAAAGGCGAAAGCTCTCTCTCAGATCCCCTTCGTCATCTACCGGGAGCCGGGACGAGGGAGCGTCACCACCTACCGGGATCAGATCCGGAGAATCCTTCACGGGGAAGACCAAACGAAAAAGGCGCTCGAAGAGGCGGACGATTTCGAGATCGTAGAGACGGGAGAATTCTACGAACTATTCCAGAAGCCCAATCCGATGATGTGCCGCTACGAACTCTGGCAATCGTGGATGATCCGCATGGATCTTTGCGGCGAGGAAATCTGGGTCTTGGAATCGGCGACCGACGCGCCTCTAGGGGAGAACGAGATCCCCGCCGAGATATGGCCGCAGAATCCGAAGACGTTCGAGCCGATCATCGACGAGAAAACGAAACTCATCGTCGAGTGGAAGCAAACGATTGGCGGCGTATCGCTTACCTGGAAACCGCATCAGGTCATCCAGTTCAAGCGATGGAATCCCTACGATACCTGGCGCGGGCTTGCGCCGCTCTGTGCAGCGGCAACGGCGATCAAACAGGACTTCTCGGCCGATTCATTCAATCAGGGATTTTTGCAGAACGGCGCATATCCGTCCGGATCGCTGACGACCGAAGACGTTCTCGACGACGTACAGAGAAAACAACTCCGAGAACAGTTCGAGGATCGGTACGGCGGAGCTACGAAAGCGGGACGCATTCTTCTTCTGGAGAAGGGTCTGAAGTTCGAATCCGCCATCGTCTCCCACAAGGACATGGACTTCCTCGAACAGAGGAAATGGAACCGGGAGCAGATCCTCTCCGTCTTCGGTGTCCCCAAGATCGTCGTCGGCGTGTACGAGGACATCAACTACGCCACGAGCCAAACGGCGTACCGGCTTTTTTACCAGAACGCGATCATCCCCGATGCGAAGTACATCGAAGATATTCTCCTCTCCCGATTCTTCAATCCGATGACGGAGGAGAAGGAATTCGGATCGTTCGATCTCACGGGCGTAGAGGCTCTCCGAGACGATCTCTCCGCGAAGGCGACGACGGCGTTCCAGCTTTGGCAGATGGGCGTTCCGTTCAACGAGATCAACGACAAGCTCACCATCGGATTCGATCCCATCGACGGAGGAGAAACGGGATGGATCTCGGCGGGATTGCAGCCGACGCTTTTCGACGACACGGAATTCCTCGAACCGGAAGAACCTCCTCCCCAGCCGCCGCCAGAGGAGCCAGAAGAGGAGTCACTCGATCTGGATGAAGTCGTCCAAAAGCGAATCGAAGCGAAGGCGAAGACCAAGCCGGGGCGAACTCATGCCCGGATAGAAGCCACGGTCACTCGCCCATCGGAAAAGGAATGGCTCTCGAAATTCCGCCGATACCTTTTCGATATTCGCCGAGAGCAGCTTCGCCTCCTAGAGAACGTTCCCGTTCCTAAGGCCGCCCCGCCGCTGGATCAATCGACGATAGACGCGATGCTCTTCTCCCGCGCCCGCTGGGACGCCGAACTGAAGAAGCGTATGAAACCGGCCTACGAATCAGCGATCAAGAGATCCGTGAAGGAAGTCGGAATCGAGATCGATCACGAGATCATCTTCGAGCTTACCGACCCGCGAATCGTGGAATGGTTCGAGCAGAAACTCGCCGCGCTCGTCAAGGTCAACGCGACGATCCAAAATTCCCTTCGCAACGTCTTAGCCGAAGAGATGTCCAACGGATCTACAGTAGCCGAGATCCAGCAGGCGATCCGGGATCGGTTCAATGAAATCTCTGCCGGTCGTGCTCTTACGATTGCGCGAACGGAGAGCGGCTTTGCAACTTCCTTCGCCCGCGTAGAGTCGTTCAAGACGATGGGAATCAAGTACGTCCAATGGTCGACCGCAAATGATGAAGCCGTAAGGGAATCTCACGCCGATCAGGACGGCGTCGTCGTAGAGATGGGGCACAAGTTCCCCAACGGTCTAGAGTATCCCAGGCAGCATGGCGGTCCTGCCGAAGAAGTAATCAACTGCCGATGTGAAGCCCTCGCGGTTGAAGGGCCAGAAGGAATCTAGCGATGAAAGAGAAAGTATTTCGATCTACCGAATCCGAGGCCGAAGTCGTTTCCGAGAAGGATCGAATCCTTCGATTCCGCGTATCGGACGAGACTCCGGACCGGGCGGGGGATATTGTCCGCCAAGCCGGGATCGATTGGTCGAAGTGGGAAAAGAATCCGGTCATTCTTCTCGCCCACGACTATTCGGATTTCCCCGTTGGGAAGGGGGTCGATCACGGACGGGCGCAGCGCGGCTCCTGGGTCGATGTGAAGTTCGCCTCGAAGGATCAGTACGACCGGGCGGAAGTAGCCTACCAGCTTGCCAAGCCGCCGGATCGGTATCTAAACGCTACTTCGATTGGGTTCATTCCGATGAAGACGTATTCCCCGGAGAACGAGAAAGAACGCAAGGAATTGAATCTCGGTCCCTTCGGAGTCGTTTTCGAGAAGAGCGAACTCCTCGAAGTCTCTCTCGTATCCGTCCCCGCCAATCCGAATGCCGTCGGTATGGGGATCGTGAAGAGCGCGAAAGATCCTTTCTTCGAGGATTGGGTCGGGAAGACGCCGAAGCAGTCGATCTGCACGTTGACGTTCTCCAAGGAGAAGTTCACGACCATCGAATCGGCAAAGTCCTGGGCCGCCAAACGAGGGTTCCTTTGCCATGAGATCGTAGAGGACGAGAAATCGATTTCGATCTGGCAGTTCTCCGTTCCCTCGGACAACGAAGGGGTTTGTTCGTCCGTCCTCATCTCCGACGGCGTAACAGCGTCTACCTACGAGGAACCGAATACGAAGACGACTTCGGTCGGAGAGTTTATTCGCCTTCAGGCCGCGGTCTACACCGCCGAAGGCCCCGAGATCCTGAAACGACTCTCGGAACTGGAGCAAAAAATCGCTGGGGTCTTGACGAAAGACGATGCGATGAAGTATTTCTCTGAAATTAGATCGCTGGTTTCAAGCTACGAGGAAAAGAAATCAGCGGGTCGGCCTGGGACGGTGGAGCCGAAAGCTCCCGCAGCCGTTCCGCCTGGCGCGGACCTGTACGAACAGATCCTCGGTGACCTGACGCGGGTCTCCAAAAGAGCAGCCCGCAAGTAAACCGAAACGCTAGGAGTACGAACATGGCCGAAGAAACAAAAGAAGCTCCTGCCGCGAACGATCCCATCAATCGGGTCGAAGTCCTTATCTCCAAGATGGAAAAGGACGTCATCGCCCGCATGGAGAAGGTCGAAGCAGAGCAGGAAGAGTTCCGAAAGAAGATCAAGGTCCGGGGTGTTTCTCTCCCCGGATGCGACGAACAGAAAGAGAAGTTCTCGTTCCACTACGCGCTACGATACGCCGCCGGTCTCCCTCTCCCTGAGAAGGAAGATCCGAACGCGGGATTCACGCGCTCCGTGATCGAGCAATCGACCCAGAAGGCTCTCGATTCGGGAACCTTCACGGCCGGTGGCGCGGTCATTCCCGCCGAGTACGTCGCGCAGATCATCGACGTCCTCCGTCCCAATGTCGCAGCTTTCCAACTTGGGGCTACGATTTCCCAGTTCTCCGGGAACCCGGTCGAGATTCCTCGATTGGATGCTTCCGCAACGGCGTACTGGACGGCAGAGAACGCGGCAATCACCGCCTCGCAGGAAACGTTTGGTCAGGTCCGCCTGACTCCTCACGAGCTTGCCGCCTTGGTTCAAATGTCCCGCCGTTCGGCGATGCTCTCTTCCCCCGGTCTCGAAGCCATTGCCCGTCAGGACATTGGCCTTCTCTTCGCTCGGTCTCTCGATCTGGCGATCCTGAAGGGAACCGGAGCCGATGGCCAACCGCTGGGAATCATCAACCAAACGGGCGTGAACGACTTCGCAAACGGCTGGACCGTTTCGGCGACCATCGACTACGGTGGACTCGTCGGCATGGTCGGCATGGTCGAGGACGATAACGCGCTTGGAACCCGCATGGGTTGGGCGATGCACCCCAAGATCAAACGAGCGATCCAGAAGCTCGTCGACTCCAACGGTCAGCCCCTCTTCCAATGGGATCCGATGTTGTCCCCGAGCGGGATCACAATGACCCCGTCGATTCTTACCCATCCGTTTGCGACCACGACGCAGCTTGCGTCCGGCGCTACGGCCGGTGAGTTGATCTTCGGCGATTGGGCATCGGTCGTCGTCGGGCAATGGGGCGCGATGGCGTTGGAAGCCTCGACGGAAGCCGGTACGGCGTTCGCGGCCCATCAGTTGTGGATCAAGGGCGTCATGGAAGTGGGTGTCGCCGTGCGCCATCCCGAGTCGTTCGTCTTCGAAAACGGGATCACGGCGTAAGGCCGGGAGGTAACGAAAATGCAAGGACTAGACGTTTACAGCCAAGTGAAGGGCCTTCACCTTATTTCCCCCCAGGTGATCGCCTCGGCGACGACAACGAACGGGACCGGAATCGACATTTCCAAGTACGAGGGAATCGCGAAGGCGACCCTCTCCCTTGGAACGATCACGGGAACGCAAACGATTGACGTCAACATCCAGACCTCGGACACGGTTGGCGGAACCTACGCGACCGTGGCGTCTTTCGCCCAACTCGCAGACGATCAGGACAATACCACGAGGGACTTGTCCGTCGATCTTCGAGCGGCAAAGGCGTTCATTCGCGGTCAGGTCGTCTCTGCTGGAACCGTGACGGCGTTGAATATCGCCCTCACGCTCCACGCGACGAAGACCGAGAAGTTGCCTGTGTAGTCTCCTTTCCTCCTGCGAGTGGTGGGGCAGTTCTTCACGGTTCGGCCCTGCCACTCGCGGGGGGTTTTTGTCAAAAGCCACGGACGGGAAGGCAACCGCAAATGACTACGAGACCTCAACGGTTTCTCTCCTTACAGCAAAAAGGCCTTCCCGTCTTCTTTCTCTCTTGGGGGTGTTGATCGATGGCTGAAGCCTCTTTTGTCACCGTCGTCGGCCTGAAACATACCGACGAAACCCAAATCGCCCTACCGATTACCCTCACCGCTGGCGGCGGACTGAAGATCGGCCTCGTAGATGCTCTCCCGGCTGGAACGAACAACATTGGTGACGTCGATGTCCTAACCTATCCCGGACCTCTCGCCGCCCAGATCCCAGCCGCTCTTACCGGTTCTGGGAACCTGAAGATCGCTCTCGCCGAGTCTACGGCGACCGTCACCGTTACGGGTACGGTCAGCGTGACGGGAGTTGCGACGGAAGTCACTCTCGCCGCCGCCGCCGCGTCTCTCTCGGTTATCGACGACTGGGATGAAACGAATCGCGCCGCCGTTAACACGATTGCCGGTCAAGTCGGCGTCCAGGGTGACTCCGGAATCGTGACGGCGTTAACCCAAAGGGTTGTGCTTGCGACTGACGTAGGACTCCCGGCGGGATCGAACGTAATTGGCGCGG